ACTACTAGGTTAATGTTATCATCGTATGTAGCTTTATTAGCATCTCTAGGAAACGACCTAAACTGCCAATCTTTTATTTCCCAAGTGTTATTGATAAGATTTGCATCCATACACGCACTCGGATCAACATCATAAGACCTACAGTATTCAATGGCTACCCGTTCTCTAGTCTGCAGAATAAAATGCAGTAGTGCATACCATCCGCCTAGTATAGCAATACGTAGTGGCTCAATTTTTTGTTGAGCCACTACAGTTTCTAATTCACGTGCCGCCCAAATTTTACTTTCAATTTGCCCAGCACTGAATGCATCAGGATCAATTTTTATCACTAGACTCATAGTATGCGTGAGCACCAAATGGAGGAACAATAGTGTTATTGCCGTGGATGATGAATACTGTATCGCAGTAGTTTTCATCACCCCAGCTGCCGTATGGATAACCGTCAGTAAACATGATAAACTTTTTAGGTTGAATATCGTTAGCTTTCATGTAGTCCCAGTTAACATCAAACTCGGTACCGCCACCGCCCTTGACTTCGTATTCCATAATGTCTTCACCGTACCCGTCAAAATCTGCTTCATTATAGACTTTGGTATCAAAGCACCACAATTTAATTTTGTAGTCTTTGTATTCTTCCATAATACCTTTAATTTCACTAATAAAGTCTTTAGCTTGCTCGTCACTAATAGAACCTGACATGTCAATACCAATACAAATGTCAATAGTCTCAGCATAGTTAGTGCCTGGCAAAATTGCACTCATGTGCCATGCTTTGCGGTTAGGACGCATAAAGGTATAGTCGTTTTTAATAGTGCTTTGGATTTGCTGACGTAAAATTTCACGCCAGTTCATCTTAGGCTCTGTAAGCTCTTTAATCATGCGTCCAATCTCTGCAGGCACATTTCCCGCACCCGCTGCCTGAGCCGCTGTCATCATAGCTTCTTTGATCTCATCACGGATTTGCTTGAGCTCTTCTTTACTGTAAGCAGGCTGACCATTTTTGCCTTCCTTCTCCCAGTCAATATGTTCGTCTAACAACTCGCCAAGTGCCGCTAATTCTTCATCATCATACTGCTCATAGATCTCATCATAGATCTGTTCTGAGCTTTTGCCGTAGTGAGCAGTGTCGTGGAAGATTTTAATCTTAGGAGGAGCTTCACCAATACGATCACGTGTCAATGTACCGTTAACTGAGTAGTCAGCGGCAATGTTCCATATCTTACGATCACGACCTTCTACACGGAGCATGTGCTCAAAAACGTTATGCAGAATTTCGTGTGCTACTACAAACTCAACTTGTTTAACAGATAAATCTGCAAAAAAGTCTTTATTGTAATATAAGTGACGTCCGTCTGTAGCGGCAGTAGCACACCAGTCTGACGCATCTTCAATTTTAAGACGAGTAGCCATATTGCCAAAAAACGGATGTCGTAGTAGCAATCCAACACGAGCCACTACAATTTTATCAACAATTGGGTCTAGATAATTTGACATTTTTTGCTCCTAAGTATTTACTGTATGTATATATTATAACAGGACCCGCAGGTCCTGTCAATTGACTTTGGCTACTAATTAACGCTTTTCTGTAGCCGCCGCAATGTACTTACCATATTTGGCATGGAAGTCGTCAAAGCATTTGATCTCATCTGGATCCAATGGCAACTGATATTGAGTAAGAGCAAGTTTAGTACCCATAACAACCAATTCAGTTTCAAAATTATCCATCATAAACTGGAAGAAGTAGTTAACCTTGTCGTTAAACTTCTTGTCGTTTTTGTCGCTAGCATCTTTCAATTCGTAGCACAATGACACAGTCAATGAATACATGGCACTGATTTCTTTAGTGTCCATTTTCTTAACCTTGCCGTTTAAGATGTCTGTAGGATCAGGCAATTTAGATGCAATCTTACGATGAGCCATAAACTTAACAGCTAGACCTTCACCAACAGCACCCGAGATCAAATCTGTCAATGTGTCTGTATCTTCCTCGTCATCAAACAACAACTCAGATACAAATGACCAGCTACGTGGTGTAGCAAAGGCACGTGATGCTGACTTAGGATCAAAGTCATACAAGTCCTTCTTAGAGAAGGTCAAGAAGCCAACTACGTCCTTATGGATCTTGTTGTCAACAGCCCAACCAAAATAATCTTCCCAGTCAACTTTCATTTCCAAGTGAACAAAACGGTTAGCCAACGGAGCAGGCATACGATAAGTAACACCCTTGTCAGTTTCACGGTTACCAGCGGCAACAATGTGTACATTGTCTGGCAATTTGTAAGTACCAACACGACGGTTCAAAACAAGTTGATAAGCCGCTGCCTGTACAGCAGGAGCCGCAGAGTTCATTTCGTCCATGAACAAGATGATCTTGCTATGTTGAGCAGCCATCACGTCATCGGGCAATTCTACAGGCGGTGCCCATTCCATCTTATTAGATGTAGAATTGAAAAACGGAATACCTTTAATATCTGTAGGATCCCAAAGTGACAAACGAATGTCAATAACATGGGCATTCAATTCTTCGCCCATTTGTTTAACAATATCGGATTTACCAATGCCTGGAGGTCCCCAGATGAACAATGGACGATTGGCTTTAAAAGCACGACGAAGGGATTTTTTAGCGGCTTTAGGGCCAACTGTACGTGAAAGGATCTCGCTCATAAATACTCCTGGGTTAAAAAAGCGTTGAAGTTTAACTGTCTATGTATCTATTATAATGCCTAACAGCAGTCACGTCAACAGATTTTTTAGGAGTTTTCGTCCGTTTGGCTATCTTTGTTTTGGCGATTTATAGCTTTGACTAGACCGTATTTTCGAATGTCGTCCGAAAACATATATAGCTCAAATGATTTACGCTCAGAAAATACAGTAATACTTTGGTTTGTAAGATAGTATGGAAAATCCATAGTTCTATCAAAAAAGATAATAGTTTGGGGACTTAACTCAATTGGCTCTGTAAATGGAATTTCGTAACTACGTAGTTCCAATTCGTTTACCAAAAAATCAAACCCGTCATCACTTAGACGCAGACCCCCTTGATCTTTGCTTCTATGACTTTGCCACCATTTGTACATATGCAGTTTAATATTGGCTGCATCTATACTTCTTTCCTTTTGCTGTAGGAAAATTTTGGTAAAAGTCTCTTTTGAGATCATTTGATGATTTCGCCGGAGGTTAGTTTAACTACTTGGAAATCCTCGCAGTTAAACATTTGATTGAGTTTTTTTGCAAGATTATGTGCATGTCCGGGATTACTAAATGATACTTTCTTATACTTAGGGCCGGGATAGCTGGTAATGCTACTTGCAGATTTTAAATTAAAAGGCTCATTTTTATAGAAGACAGCCCAAATTGCTTCAGCTTCTAAAATCTGTTCGCTTTTATAGTTCTTTTTGTTAACATAGTCTAACAGAACTTTTGGCTTAGGTCTTGACATGATATATGCGTCCTATTATGTACGCATATATTTATCAATTAATTGGTGGAAAATCCGCCACCATCCATTTGTACAGTAACAGCCGCACCCGTACTAGATTCTAAACGTTTAAACAATATATCGTAATCTTCTAACAATTTTGCACTGACTTCTCCTAGACAATAGGCCAGTGCTTTAGCTGTCTTAATGTCTATTTTAATCTCACGCTGTTGCGTAAGATCAGCAGCCTTTACCTGCTGTATAAACTGTTGAATTGGAATAGTATTAATCGGATTTGGCATTAGCTAGCACCTGTTTCATTTCCAATTCACTCTTGAAGGGTCCTTTATAAGGGTAGCGTTCAATAGTAATCAGTTTAGGACAAAAGCTCTTAACCCAGCCTTTGTCAAATTTAATTGTATAATAGCCTGCACAATACAAGCTCTTACTTGCACTTGATTTAGTGAATAATGGCAACTTACGTTGCACATTGAATAACGGATTATATGGACGGCAGCTAGTGGGATAGTCATACACATCACGTACTTCTTCGTGCGTAATTTTTACTTTATCACTGACTAAAAAGAAGTCCTTGCCAAATCGTTTTGTTAGTTCATCTTTTTTGCTAAAGTATGCTTCGCCGTCTTTTGAACTTAGCATGAACTTGTTATTTTCTTTTTTATGTAGAATACCAACTTTTTCTCCATCTTCTTCTACAATCCAAAATTTACCATCTACTATGGGTTTGGCTTTTAAATTCATTGTGTCTCCGATAATTTAATATATCTTGCTTGAAATGGATGAGCAAATGATTCAATACTATCCATCATACGTTTCATGTCATACAGCTGACAAAACTTTAATAAACGAATTCCTACTTGACTAATATTCTTAGGCTCTTGAATTTTCTCTTCAATAGTTGTTGTAATCATTTGTCTAACATCTTCAGGTTGTGCAGTTAGATCAACTAATGTTACATTGCGGTTATAGTCGTCTAGGACCTTGTGTTCGATACCTTCGTGGTCGACCCAACGCTGAAGCATGAGATTGTTCCACGCCCAGCCTTTTTTACCTTTATCTTCGTAGGCTTCTGTTAGGCCAACTTTATTCTTTGTGCCTTTAGTACGAACACCTGGATAAGCACTAAAGACATTATCACTGCTATCGCCACGCATACATTTCTCAAATAAGATCCATTGTGGATTAGGTGCTGCCACAGCCTCTTTAGTTTTCTTGTCAATTACACTTTTGCCTTTCTTATCAAAGACGCCTTCGTGTGTAGTAAGTGTATCTGCTACACCATTATACTGCTTAACATTGGGCGCAATCAATTGGTGAAAATCGCTGTCTGTCGAAATGATCACATGGTCATCATTAGGATGCATTTGTATAAAGCCTGCGATTAAATCATCTGCTTCTAGTTGTTTATGTTGCAAGACTGTGCAGTTAGTCTTTGTTTCAATAAACTCTTTAAACGCATCAAACGTCTCCCAAAAGAGTTTATCTTCTTCTTGTTCACGTACAGTCATTGCCGCACGAGTTTCTGCACGATTAGCCTTGTAAGGCTTATAAAAATCCTTACGCCACGACCTACCTTCTAAGCAGAATACCACATGCTTCCCGCCAAAGTCATTCCACGCTTTTTTAATACTGTTAAAAGTAATGTGAAGGGCCATGCCTAGTTTGATGTCAGCGTCACCGCGAACAACGTGCCTAGCACGGAAGAATGTATTTGCAGTATCTACTAAAATATATGTCATTTTATCTTTCAGATATTAGTTGTTCAAAAATTTCTCTGTTCATAAATTCTTGATGCGGTTGATTCCAGGATACAGTATATGGCACTCTAAAATCACAGGCAATACTAACTCGTGGAGTTGTTACATCTAAGTATTCTGTGGTTGTATGAGGTACGTAACTAGGGAATATAGTAAACCCGCCTTTAACATTATCAAATGAATGAGGAACAAATGGCTCGTATGGACTTCTATAAATGGTACTAGTTTTATAATCATCTAAATGCATATTACCACTTAAATATCCCATACTACTTGCATTATGCACATGTTCTCTAATTTTTTGACCTTCTCTAAGAATATTGACCCAACATACTAATACTAACTCCTGTTTAGTAGTATGGTCACTATCAACAAAATCAATATAGGACTTTTGCATAAATTTTAATAAATCGGCGAGTTCTGGAAGTTCAGTGGTATAATCAAATAGATTATACATGCCAATTCTACTGGAAATACTATCGTTACCTAATCCAGTATCACCAACATTGGACACTGCATAAGTTTCTTTAATGCGTTCTTCATTTGTAAGTAACCATGTTTTAATAGTGTCGATCTTTGCTGATTCTTCCCATACAGTATTGCCGACTGAAATATTCCATGTTGGGGCATATTCTGTTCCAGGAAGATCGCTTTTAATTTTATAAATGTTCATTAACTAACTTCTGACTTGCCTTGTGATATAGGAACAACATTAATATAGCCTGCACCTCTTGTGGTGTCCATGCCTTCCTCTGCTAGCATGTTTCTAACAATGTCTCTAAACCAACGATCTACAATCTCCTCGTCTGGGTCACCGTCAAAACCATAACCTGCTTGTTTCAATTGTACTATAAAAAGGTCGTTCCAGTCAAGCTCAAAAAAGCCATTCTTAATGTTATCTTTATTAACATGGGTATCTAAAACACTAACCCACGGCTCGCCTTTGGCAGTAGCACGTTCTTTAGGAGTAGATTTGGCCTGTGCTTCTGCAGCCTGTGCCTGTGCAGTTTCTGCTACTGCTTGATCTCTGGCTGCTTGTAAGGTTGCTTTTTCTTCTTCTAGCTTATCAATACCAACTAAGCGTTTAAAAAAGTTTTTCATTATGTACCCCACTCATTTTTAAATAACGGCACTTGCAAACGGTCACTGTATCGTAACCCATGTTTCATTGCTAACAATGCAATATTTTTGTTATTCATAGCATAGACATTTTCAACACCGCCTACTGGCATCAAATAAACATGCCCAGTAAATCCAGCACGACGATATTCTTCAGTAGCACGTTGTGCATCAGCAAAGTCTTGCTCGGTGGCAATAACAAATTTTAGATATGCTGTACCAAACCACTCATATTCGCATACAGTTTTTGGTCTAATAGCTTCTTCCCAAGATTCTCCGCTACAGGGAAGTTTAGCACTTACGCTAAATGTAATTTCTCGATCTGTATTAGCCTTGCGCCAGTTGTACAAAAATGATCTAAATTCGTCAGTTAATGGTTGAGTACCATTTGTTTCGAATGTAATTTCTTTAAGTCCGCTCATACTAGCATGATTTAGTAAATCTGGATAAGCACGTTGCCAACCTAACAAAGGCTCACCGCCTGTAATAACTAAGTGTTCGTCCTTCCAACGACGGTGTGGAAGTATTTCCATAATGCGATTTACAATACCATTACTTTCCATCATTGGACTTAGATCTTTGAAATCAGGATGCCAACTAGCATAGCTGTCACAACCTGTGCTAACTAAAGGCAAGTCTTCATATTTTTCAAATGCTTTAATCATTGTGTGGGTCGCCGCAAGGTCTGTTGCCTCATGACTTAGTTCACCACGTGGCATACCAAAGCCAGCGCACTTAAAGTTACAACCAAAAGTGCGTAGAAACACACTAGGAACACCCATGTAGCGACCTTCACCTTGTATGCTGTAGAACAGCTCTGCAATTTTAATTTTGCTCATAACTTTAATTTTTCCATTGTTGCAATTTTACTAATTCGTTCACCAAAGTCTTGATCATTAGTAATAATGTAAGTAGTAGTATCATTACGATCAATCTTACGATCATAACGTCTAAACTCTACAACCTTACCGCCTACTGCTGAGTAGACTTTAAAGTTCAAGATTGGTTCATCGCCGCATACAGCTTCAGAATCTCTTGAGGTAACTAATCCTCTAGAAACTTTAGCATTCTCTTCGCTGCCTTGTTGTGCCCAATTGGCTACTAATCGTTTTAACCATTTCATTTACATGTTCCTAAAAAATCATCTAATCTTTTTGCAGCCTCGTCAAAGTCTACAGCCCACACCTTAGCTGTTATTATACTATCTTTAATCTGCATGTCAAATGGGATCTCACCATTCATCCGGAACTCATCCGGAACTTCAGTAGTAACAGTAAACTCAGTTAAGTTCTTTGCTCTAAAGATTAAATTGTTAGCCATGTCTACTGAATTCATAATATTCCTTAATTTGGAAAAGGCCACGAATTACTAGGATCTGGGCGTGTCTTTAGTTTTACATTTTCTTCAATAACTTCTCCGGCATCGTTGCATAGATCAACTTGATATGGAGCAATAATATGTACTGCAGTATCTTCTTCGGCCCAATCATGTTCTCCGTCAAACAACCAGCCAGCACCACCTTCGTAGTATGCTTCTTTGAGTTCTTGTTGTTCAAGTTCACTAATGTCATCACTAAACTCCCACTCAACGCTGATGCTGTCATCAAACTCACAACCCCAACCACAATCGGTTCGAGCGTAGGCAACAGTATCACCTTGCCAAGGAAGATTACAATCCAAGTCACCTTCAACAAAGCCCTGCCCCCAACGATATGTTTCGTCAATGTTAAACCAACTGACGCTATCATCAGGATTCCTACGATACATTTCTACATGGTAGACAACACTTTTCTTTTCCAGCGGCTTGATAAGATATACACTCATTTGAACATCCTTGTATCTAAAATTATTGACGCACCTAATACTAACCATACTATGCCAGGCCAAAAACTTCCACTAGCAATTTGTACAATGCCTGAACCTACGTTAGCACCGCCGACTACATAGCCAATCGTTTTACGGTGACGGCCAAACCATTCAAAAAACTTATCCATTATATTTCCTTTATATAATATTTAGAAGCAGGATATTTTGCCTGCAACCACTCTAACAAGCCCTCTTCAATGGGCAAGCGAACACTATCAAACTTGTTAGTAATGTATCTCATCGCGGCGCAAACTCTTGTTGCATTTTAATATTGTCAAAGAATTCTTTCTTAGTTCCTTGATCTTCTTTAAATGCACCTTTTAATACTGTAGTCTGTGTAAGACTAGAATGTGCCATAATGCCACGATTCTCACAGCAACCGTGAATCGCCTGTACATAGACTGCTACGTTTTGGGAATCAGTAGCTTTGCTAATTTCGCGGGCAATGTCGTTACAAAGTTCCTCCTGGAGAGTACCTCGACGGGCACACCATTGAGCGATCCTCGTATATTTGCTAAGTCCGATGAGTTTCTGAGCCGCAATAATACCAATATAAGCAACGCCACTAACGGGTTGATGATGATGGCTACACATACTGCGGAGCTCACTACGAACAACCAACATACCTTCATAACGGTCCTGCGAGTCGTTTGGAAATGCTGTTGCGTCTGGTGCTTGTTCATATCTACCCTCCATTATTTCATTAAAATACATTTTAGCAAGACGTCTTGCTGTGCCTTTGCTATTAGGATCATTCTCACGATCAATAAGCAAACGGTCAAGCACTAGTTCAAATGCTTCTGTAGCTTCGTCGATTAGTTGCTCTTTGTTATAATCGTTAACATATTCACTAATGTTGTCGCCGGCCCAGAATCTTTTGCCGTCACGCTTCATCTTAGAACGAAGGTAATCTCCTAAGTAGGCTTCTTCGTATCCGCCATCACCTGCCATTGCGGCCAAGCCTGTTTCTTTTTTAACTTCTGTCTTTAAAGGTACAAACTTATCTGGTTTAAATTCTGGTGCGGGTCTAAGTGCAGGATCTGCTATAAATTTTTGTGTCAATTATTATTCTCCGAGTTATTGTCGTGGATGACTATTGTACATTGTACTACTTTATTTAGGTTTTTGCAACCTAAATAGGACATTTTTCTTAATTGCTGTCTTCAATACGCTCAATTGTACGCCTAGTTTATTTGCATACTTTACCCAAGCAGTTGTATCTTTTGGAAAACACATGCCGCCAAATCCGTAATATCCATCTGGACCCGGTACCTGCATGTGACTCAACCCAATACGGTTGTCTTCTGCTAGATACATTCTAATAGCGTCCCAGCGATATCCGTGTGCTACTGCCAGCTCACTCATTTCATTCATAAACACTACTTTGGTAGCTAGATATGAATTGATTGTATATTTGACAAAAGCAGCTTCACCTATTGAACAATGCTCTACCATTGTTATAGGTTGTACTAGTTTGATAATACGTTCTGCTTCATTTCTATAGGCAGCAATTTTTCCACCTATGATAGCATTTTGTTCTTTGAGATAATCTTGATTGGCTTTAGCGGCTGTTAAAAACTCTGGTATGTGTACAAGATTAGGATAGACAGTCTGCATCTTTTCGTAGAACTGTGGCGTAGCAGTGGTCTTGCTGATAATTACATTTTTATAATCACTTAACATGTACAGCACAGAATTTAAAATGCTAGTGTCGCATTCGCCGGTATCCTTTGAGGGACTAGGTACACATACAAATACTGCATCACAATCTTGTAAATCTGCATAAGTACCTGTAGATTTTTTTGGATCAATGTCTACAACAATTACGTCAGTAAACAACGTTTCGTAGGCATTGAGTACAGCTTCTCCAACAAACCCTAATCCAACAATGCCTATTTTTGTCATAATCGTTCACTTAGCAGTATACGACACAAGTCGGCATCTTTTTTTGATTTAAATGTGAACGTCATAAAATCTTCAAAAGGTTTATAGACAAACCTGGTTCCAGGTAATCCAAACACTTCTAGTACCATAGCACAAGTTTCGTTCCACCATAGGTTATCTTGATTGTGCCAAGCTACTACAATTTCATGATCGTCAGTATTCATTTAGATATCTTTACCACTGAGATCTTGTTGACCAGTTTGATATTTTTCTAAACGTTCTTGAAATTGTTCTTCAGTAAGGCCGTGCCATCCAACACACTTACCAGTTGGACTGCGACCGCAACCGCACTTACCAATTTCTTCTGTATTTTCTTTAACTCTTACTTGCATTTTTATAGTTTCCTTTTTCTGGTATAACGTGACGAACACCCCCACGTGGATCTTCCATATCACCCTTGCGACGTGGAATCATATGTACATGCGGATACATTACTGTTTGTCCTGCAGTTTCCCCGATGTTTTGCCCGATGTTAAAGCCATCCCATTTTTCTGATTCAACTCCTTCAAACCCAAATTTGTAGGCTGCTTTGTAACACTCCCAGAGATTGTTACTTTGTTCCTGGGTAGGCACAAATAACAGATGCCCTTCGGTAACTGGATAAGCATCTCTGAAGATCCAGAAATCTTTTGTTCGGTATTCAATGTTTGTCCACGGTGCTCGTTTTTCATCTAATGCCTTTTCTAATGCAGTTGTCATTCTTCACCTTTAATGCGATTCCAGGTTCTATATTTTTCTAATTCGTTTATGTATTGATCATATAGTTTCTTTAGCTTTGGATGCTTCTTTTCTAGTTTAACATCTCTTTCAGGAATACGCAAGACTTTTTCCATAGTCTTTAAACGTTCTTCAAGATCTAGTCCGTTAAGTATCATTTTGCCCTTGACTTCTAATGCAGCCGTTTCTTCTACAACAACTTTATCCTCACCGTAAGGTATTGTCATTATAGGATTATTATTGCTACTATTGAAATGCGTATTTGGAATATTAGTTTGAGACCAACTAGTTCCGTTTGCGCCGGTACTTGTTAAAAACTGTCCAGCAGTACCATTAGTAGTATAAACTAAATTACCCGCTGATTTTACGTTGTTGGAGGTAGTGCTCATTGTGTATCCATTTGTTCTTTACCAGAAACCCCCATTCACGCTTTTGCGGCCCAGGCATAAACATGGTCCAGCAATCTACGCTAGGATCAAGCTCAATACGATGATAGCTGTTAGCGCCACATACACGAAAACTGCCGGGTCCTTGCCATGTAACCGTTTCAGCGATCTGTTTACCTGATGAGTCAAAGACAGGAGTCCATTCATAGTAACCACCTTTAAGGATTAGAGTTGCATAGGGCCAAGGATGATCGTGTACATCATCCGGATCTGATTTAAGAAACTTGTGTAAGAATACATTAAACGGAAACCACGTTCTATCTTTAAGAAATACATAGTATCGTTCAAGATATGGCTCGTTATCTACACGATCCATGATAATTCTTTTACGATCAGCACGTTCTAAAAAACTAAAGAATTTATTTTTTAGGAGTTGGATTATCATAATCATCCTTTACTAATTGATAAACAGTTTGAAAATTTCTAAATGCTATTTCTAGTCCCGGATACTCTTTACACATATCTTCAACTCTACGCCATTCTGGAAAACAGTCAATCCATTCTTTTGGCATATTATAAGTGAACAGCGAGCTAGAATCAATCGATATAGTGTTTACACTATTATTAGCAAACGTAGTATTGAAATTATACTGCGGGCTTATTGTAATAGTTGACATTGTAGTAGAATCAGAACTATAAGAATAGTCACTACTACCTATTACGGTAGTAGTAGGTTCTGACAAATCTATTGTTATATCTTTAAGTAAATCGTCTAACGAGGTCTGTTGCTGAGAAGAATTGCTCATGTAGAGTCTCCGTTTGTTTTTTTAACATAGGCAATCTAGTTTTATAATTGTCCATATGTGATATAATAGCACGGCATAGATCTGGCCTATAGGCAGTGTAAGTGTCATAATCTTCAGTCCACTTACTAGGATATTTGAATGCATCAAAATACATTTCACTATAACTTAGTCTATCTGGAACCATAGGAATAGCGTCTACAATGGCACCTTCGTAACAACTAATACCTAGTGTTTCTTGTAGGTTAGCACTAAACACTAGTTTAGCTTCTCCTAGCAAGTTATGATATTCGTTTTTAGTTAGTTGTTGATCTTGACATACTACAAACTCGTATTGTGGTAACCAGTGTTTTAAATCTCTAAAGATTTCAACTTGTTTCTCGGGAGCAATACGATGCGGGAACAATATAAGATCTCGCTTAGGCATATTTTTATATGCAGTCAACGTAGTATCCATATACTCCATAGGCCAGCCAGTGCGGACAATCTTACTACTAAGTTGATACTCATCGTAGTCTTCTTCGTAATACGGATTTTCGCTTTTATACCCGTCTTCTAACAAGTTGTCTACAAACATTCTAATGTGAAAGTCTGTGGCAAAGTAGTTGTGATCAAATGCATGAAAAAAACTTTTCTCAGCATGCCTAACCCAAGGTTTCTTACCTACAAGACGTCCTAGAAAGTCTTGAGGATCATAGCTGCCAGCATGCCAAAGTCCGTGTGTAGTTACCGGAATGCCCAGTAATTCACTCATGTACTTTAGATTAATGACACCTGGATGCCAAGCATCAGTAAACACGAAATGGTCGCCAGCATTAACGGATCCGCTACAAAATAAACGGCCCATCTGCTCCACTTGACTAGCCTTGTATATATTAGTTCCGCCAAAGTTGAGAAATGCTCCAGGAGTGGTAGCACTAGGAATGTCCGTAGGACCTGATATAATGTTGACATGGTGTCCTGCCTTTTGTAAGAGTTTAGGTACATGGGACTTCCATTGTCCTGTGTACCTAGTTTCAACTGATTCTAAATCAACGAGAAAAATTGTCATTGCGTTGACGATAGTTGTTATTGCCACCACGGTTATATTCACCACGTGGCTTACGTGGGCGTGTGCTGTAGTAGTAGTTGTTCCACACTTGACTATCTCTGTTGTAAAGATTAGCCTCATTAAAGTCACAAAGCTCGAAACGACAAAAGTCTTTAAACTTTTCTAAGTCGTCAAAGATTTTAACAATCTCGGGTTTAGCTTCCCAATAGTTAACATCACGATAATTCTTAGCCATTATAGCTTTCCTTAATATTTAATAAATGAACCATTTTCTCCGTCTTCGGAGACCTCAATCCAAACCTCACGGTCGGGATACTTTTCATGAATTGTGTCATACAAATCGTCTGACATCATTTCACAACTTTTAAAATCTAGTTGCAGGATGTCTTTATTATAAAGACCCTCCAACCAGCGTTTAAACTGAATAAACTCAATATCTCTATCGTTATGCACTACGCTGATCCATACTTTAAAATGAAAAATATGTCTATGGGCATTTCCAAGGAAACTCACATCCATTTCACCTGCTGTACACAGATTAGGATCTGTTGCGGCTGCTGGATATTTGTGAATACCTTCTTTACGAAAGGTAACCCAAATCATTTTGTTAGGTCTAATGTCTTGTTTAATAATCATTTCTTTTCTTCTTGTGGTACTAAGTGTTTAAAAAGTTCCCATAGTTTCCAATCAATACCTTCTAGTAATTGATTTTGTCTAGTGATAGCATCTACTAGTTGTTGTGCTTGTGTTTCGTTCATTTTACGATCTCATCGTTTTTGTATTGTGACCAGTCTGTAAATTTACTACGATCCATCAGTGTGTGTAGACTATGAGACCACACGCCGGGATTAGTTGCCTTGAAATCTTTATCATCTATTTTAAGCATTGTATTATAATTCCAAAGTTTTACATAAGGAATTGGCACTCTTATCTGCGGAATGAAATTGTTATACTCACAATAGCCGCTTTCGTGAAATTCTTCAACTTGATTAATAGGAATATCAAGGCTGCACAGGTATTCTTTTTCTAAAAAGAAAAGGATCATATTTTCCCATGCTTTGTGCTCTTCGTATGATTGTGGATTAAAACTATGATTGGCACCAAAAAAGATATGCTCACAACCTTGTAAGTTTAATGCAATATCTTCAACCGGTTGTACGCCATTAACAAATAATGTCTTTAAACCGTATGCGGGTGTGTGTTCAATTTCAACACCTGTGAAGAAGATAATATTATCTGCCTGACCGTTTGTATAATCACGCTTCATTTTTATTTTGCTCGTATTGTTTAAAAAGTCTAGTCACAGGTTCCATACGTTCTTGAAAATGATCTGGCGCACTGTGTGCAGCCATCTGCATATCCCAATCGCTAGGATAATGCCGTAGCAGGTCTCGTGCGGTTTGTCTAACAAGTTTAGGAACTCGTGGAGTGTGATTGCTATTACAAAGATCCAGTAAGAATCTTCTAGTTTGCACTACAGCACGATATCTTTCATCAGGTAATGTCATTCAAATAAACTATCAAAAGTTGTAACAATGGGTTCTTCAATTTTAGCTACTCGTAAATCAGAAAAATCTACAGTAGGAATACCAAATTCTTCAGCTTTAGTGTGTGCATTGACAGTCTTCTTGCCAGTAGCACCACGTGTGCCGATAATAGTCATCCAAAACTTGCTGTAATGTTCAACAATGGCATTAGCATCATCTCTGTTATCACAAGCAAATATTGCTTCTACTATGTCCTTATAATACACTCTATCAAAGCGTTCGTCAACTAACATGGACGGCAATTTGCCCAAATCATATTGGCGATTAGCTTCTTGTACTGCATTCAAGTGCATCCAAACATTATGACCCATCATTAGTGCATAGCTAAATGAATCCCACGACGTTGCGCCTTCCTTACCATTCTTATTTAGATCACCTGGAGCATAGATACAAATTTCCTTCATTTGAATTTGATCAATAATAGGACTTGATTCAAACTTCTCAAAGACGCCATCTTGTAGTACTGCATCTTTAAACAGGCGTGAGTCAGTGGCATACTTCTTATCATCCGCACTCGCCTGCATACGATAAACCCACTTAGTACGGTCTTCAGTTTCTGTATTAATATAAATCTGTCCATTAGCAGTAGCTAAGAACGGACTAGCACAGTCAAAAGATATTGTAAAGTCCGGATTATGATACTTGCGTACAGCACGTTGTATGTCTGTTAGTAGTACAGCCCACTCTAACTTTGATGTACCCAAGAAGTGCATCCAGTCATGTTGACCTTGTTCTAACAATCCATCAAATCGTAGAGCCACTAGGCGTTTGAGCACAAGGTGAATATCACACATGTTTTGTCCACCCATACCCCAACCATTAAATGCCTTATTACCGTAGACTTTAGTATCGCAAAAGTCCTTAACCTGTTGATACCAATCATCTGCTTGTTCGTGTGTTTCACCTTGTAAAACATTTAAGAACTTGCAGTTGCCATTACGATGCTTGATAAAGTATTCGTTATTAAACCGTGTAGCATTAACTGCCTGCTGATATGACTCAATACCAGTTGCCTTACGTCCTGCGGGACTGCGTTCAACCCAAGCTGGAATATCAAGTACCATGCCATAGTCCATTAGCGTGTCCATCCAAGTTAATACTTGTTCACGCTTCTTTTGTGCGGCATCTAAACGGGCTTGATAAAGTTTAGGATGATCAATCTTAGTGTACTTAGGATTACCATTTTTGTCTGTCTTAGGATGGCCAGTAGGATGTACTTGTGGTACAAGCTCAACACCTAATGCAAGAACTTCTGCCCATTTGGCAGCAACTTCTGGTCCTGTAGGATCACGCCACTCGCCTTCCCATACACCTTTACCAATCTGGAATCCACCTGAGTCACCTAAGACCCAGCTAGTGCTACGGTCTCTATTACGGAACATGTCTTCAGTTTCATCTGGCTTGGTAAGATCTAAGTTAGCATGTCCTGCAGAGTATAGGCAATGATCAAAGTAGAACGCACCCTTATCTGGATTTAGATAGTTGAGACTTTCTACACCATTGGCTAAACTTGGTGGTATACGTGCAGGATCTACGTAGTTTCCATAGCGTTGTTTGCCTATGAACGTTGAGTAGAAACCTGACGTAGCTGGCAAGAAGTATGCATAATCGCTTTGCTGGGCAGTCAGGTTTTTATTCATTATTTGCTCTGTGCTGGTAAAATGTAGTTGTATTCAGCAAGACCTGAATCAACTGTGATTTGCATAGCACCTGCATCTGCAATACGCATGGTCTTGTCACCATCAAGTGCAAGAATTGCCATTACTTGGTTAACAGGCCACGACCATGTCTGCTTTAACTTGCCATCTACATTAGCATGGAACACAAATGATCCTGCGTGTGTACTTGCGTCACCAAAGAAGAACACTAGATTGCCACCTTCTGTTTTAACTTGAAAGGTTGTTTCTTCTGTGTGTGCCGCCGCTTGTAAACGCAAACGTTGGATGCTGGCTACTGCTGGCTCAAATTCAATATCCCAACTTGCGCCTTTAAATTTAACTGACTTTAGTTTTTCATTAATAATCTCACTATTCATGAAACGATAATCATTTCTAAAATCCTTAGCGGCATTTTCAAAATGCAGGCTAGTTGGAATTTCTACACCATTACGTTGTGAACGCACTACCTCAATGTTAGCACCTTCTTTGTATTCTGGATTCTTTAAGTGTAGTGCTAACTTGTCTAGGTTAGGCATACCAAACACGCCATCAAACTCATCAACTGCTTTGTGTGTTTTTGCAGTAACAATAACACTACGGTCTTCAGCCATAGATTCAATCACTGTGTCTTTATCGCCTGTAATTTTAACTAGTGGCAAAAAGCCTAAGCTGTGTGTATGTCCTACGAGGTCTTTTAAAATATCTTGCATAATAGTTCCTTTGTTGTATAGTATATAGGTTTTTGTCTTAGAAGTCAAATAATTTATTGAAAGTATTTGTCTGTTCGGTTGATCTGATATCCCAGTTTAGCACACCAATCAGGTTTTCTAACTTGTTATCAATAATCGTCTGTTCCATTTCTTCGTGATTAAATGGCAAATCCTTAAACCACTGGGGCAGTCTAAGCTCATCTACTGGATAGGCCACGCTAGTAAACCCCAGTGGATTATCTTTGAGCTTACAAACGATTACCTTAGCACCGTCAGTTACACTCATTGAATACTTGTCGTCCATCATACGCTTTAGAGTATTCCAGTTAAGACTTGCACGAACATGTCCGGGCATGTTAGTCTTACCTGCTTTCTCTTCCTTGCCGCGATATGCTGAAATATTGTTGGCACGTTTAGGGCTACCTTTTTCCCAACCTGGACGTATTTTAAAGTTAGTTCTAAACTCAGTAATAAAGTCCAGAACTTCTTGTTCAGTAGTACCAGTTAAGACTTTCTCCAGCACATCACTTAAGAAGTTCTGGATAAATTCTGGCGTATCACTACGTTTCAGATCCAAGCCCATGGCCTTGATCTTACCTGGCTTGCCTTCAATGTCTGTACGTTTTCCTTCTTTATCATAGTAAAGAACAGCATAACGTTTCTTAGTAATAAACAGGCCTTTAATAGCAACTAGTTCACGGCCTGCTTTAATAACCTCACCACGAGTTTTTGGACAGTGAAATGCATCCAACATAAACTGTGGGAATGTTTTGTTGACTTCCTCACCAATCTGATCGTAAAGTTGCACTACACTCTCTTTACTCCAGGCAATCTGTTTAGTATCAATCTCTTTCTTAAGAGTCTTATATGCACTAAAGTAACAACTGTCAGTATCACCATAGATAATAGATTTACCAGTGTGACTGTTTTCGCCTGTGATAATCTCGTTAACCTTACCTGCCATATGACGAGCAATAGCACGACCTGTTAGTGTAGTGCTTTGTCCAATACGCTTATCAAAAAAGCGACAACCAGGGTTAAGAATGGCACCGTACAAACTATTAAGGTTAATCTTTTTAACGAGCTGTCGTTTGTCCCAGTATTCTTCTTCAATCTTATTACCTGCTTTAATTGTTTCTTTAAGTTTGGCCTGCATCTCTTTACGTTCTGCATACCAACGCTTTAACAATCCAGGAATAATACCTTCTGTTTCGTATGAGAAGAGTGTGCCGTTAGCACTGAGTATAAAAGGTTGGTTACTGTCAAAGATTAGTTTGTACACTTCGGCAGCACTTAATATATCAACACTACCATCTTGCCAGTCAATGGTAATCTCTGTGCCAACTTCTTGATTCATTACAGCAGTGTATTCAATACTGCCAAACATACCTTCCCATGCACTTGCAAACGATTTGCCTTTGGCCACAAGATTATCAATATACTCTTGAGTCATTGTTTGACGCAACTGTCCAACAATAGTTTCCGGACCCATGTTCAATGCACGAATGGCTGACGGATACAAGGAGTTAATGTCCAGTGATCCAATCCAGTCATGAATACCTTCTTTGGGATAGGCAACATACGCACCAGCGGCTGAGTTATCTGCTTCTTCATCACGCACTGGGCGATTAGGAACTTGGAAACCACGCTTGTGAGCTTCGTTAATAATGGCCTGCTCAGTTACAGCAACCGCACCCATTGTGGTCTGTAGCAACACAGTACACTCATGTGCTAGTGTGTTAGACAAGTCTAAGAACTTTAGCTTCTTATCAAGTTTATCCAACAAGGCAGTATCTTGTCTGTTATAGATAACAAACTTACGGAAGTCATTGTTATACAACTGATCTAATGTGCCTTCATATACAGTCTTTGTCTCGCCTACTTCCATTTCTCCAATGGCATCTAGTCGATATGTGTGGCGTTCTTCATATGTGTACTTGCGATACAGTTCAAGACTGTCTAAGTGTACACGACCAACCAAGTCATAAGTAATAGCCTTTTTTCCATATTTTTCGTATTCACGTTTTTTAGGATATTGATCCCACAAGCATAATCTGCGTGTGTCGTCTTTGCTCAACACTTTAGTAATTCGATTAACAGTGTACGGCATATCAAAGCCCTCACTGTTCCAACCACTTAGTACATCTGCATCTTGGATTAAGTTTAAGAAAGTATCTAATAGGTCTGCTTCGTTGTCAAAGATGTGGGTATTAGGCAAATCTTTAACAAGTTCTTCTGCTTCAGCTACACTCATCTTCTTAGGAGGGATAGCTAAACAGACCAGGGTGTCTATCCATTGCAGGTGAACGGCAATCGCAGTAATTGGCATGAACGCATCTTCTGGACTTGCATAGCCACGTTCTGGATCAAAGTCCACTTCAATATCCCAAAAAGCTACGTTGAGCTTTGGAGTTTCTGCGTTTAGGTAGTTTTCACTAAGTGTTGAAAAGATTGGATTAATATCTGCTTCATACAACTTTTTGTTATTATGAATAGATAGTTCTTTACGGAAGTCTTTTGAGTTTCTACAAACAACCCTGCTTAACGGTTCTCCATATATACTTTGGAATTTACCTTTAGGGTCTGTGTGATAAAACGTGTAGCGTACTGGAAACTCTTTGAATACTCGTTTTCCCTCTGTACTACGTTCTACAATTTTTACGATATCAGCGTCACGCTGAAAGAATGCGTCTACATACAAATTAATTTCTCCTATGCAATTTACGGCTTGCAAATACCAACATACGGATTATGGCCCGCCTACCCTTCTATTACATATTTATAAGTCTAACGTAGCCTATTAGATCAATAGTGACTAATAGTAAGTAGTTAGCAACCATGCCTGTACTTTTACGTGTCCAAGCAGCCCATCCAAATATTGCACACTGTGTAATAAAGATTGGATAGAGATAAAAGAACAATGGATCAGTGGCCGCTGCCGCCAATGTAAGCGAACAGCCAAGACTCATCAACCATGCTGTGATTTCTAAAGTAAAACGAGTAGGCCATTCATTATAATCATTTTTGGCCCAACGATATATACCTCTGATAAAATCCATTACTCTGGTAACCTATTGGTTACGCCCAAAATCATTTCAATATCATTCCACGCTTGTTCGTGTTCTTTCCAATTGTCTTTATGTGCAATTACAATTGCCTTGTTAATAATACTTGGTTTGACTTCCAATTCTTCAGCTACAGCCTTAACCGTTTCTTTGAGTCCTTCTTTTAAATCTTCAATTTCACGTAAAACGGTACTGCCCTCGTTGATTAAACGTTCTAATTTGGCTTTTTCTTCTGGCCCATACATGCGTGTACTCATTGACAATCCTTTAAATTTATTGTATAATAATAACATACTTAGCTACACAGAGCAACACATATGAAAAAATCTTTGTTAATTAGTTTGTTAATTTGTTCAAACGCTTCTGCCCAATGGTTCAATCCTGATGCCGCGTTTAGTACAAAAGACAATGCACATGAGACTATGCTTATATCATGGAAAACTGTTGATAACGTGCAAAAGGTTTGCCAGGATGAGTATAAAAGTCGCGGCCATGGTGCATTTAACTATAAAGTAGATGCTTGTGCATTTTGGAACTTTGCCACTAGAACATGTACTATCTATACAAAGAAGAATCCAACAATACATGATGTTGGACACGAAATTCGACATTGTTATCAAGGTAACTATCATTAAAAAAGCGCCCCTGGGGCGCTTTTTATTTGAGTTGATTTAATTTATTTCCACCCTGGCTCTTTTTCGCTACCTGCGTCTGCATTAGCGGCTTGCTGGCCAATTGTACGTTTATCATCTTTCGCTCCATTATTAATAGCATTGATAATACCGTTGTATCGTTTCATCAATTCAATATCTGCTGGATCTTGACTGTTTTCTAATTCAGCTGCCATTGCATTTAATGCATCTACATCTGCCTTGTCTGGACCTGCGTTTGGAGTTTGTGCCGGAGCCGCAGGAGTTACTGCTGGCTTAACTGTTGGCTTATCAGTTGGATTAGTAGCACCACCTCCGCCTAGTGCAGCCATTGCACCTGCGCCAACAGCAGCACCAGCACCAACTTTTGCAGTTGTGTTTAGAGCCTTGCCAGTCTTGGCACCAATGTTTGATGCTTTATTGACAACTTGTCCTTTGGTAGCACCTCTAGTAGACATACCAGCAACTTTAGCATATTCAGGATTTGTAAAACCTGTTTTAACAGCACTGCCAAAGTTTTTAATGCCGGCCCCAATTCCACCTAATGAAATTTCGTCAACTTGTTGACTTGATTCTATTTGAGCTAGACGATTTCTTAGCTCTGCAATTTTTTGTGTTTCTGACATAGCAGTTCCTTTAGTTTTTTGAGCATTTAATGCTGCTTGTGTTTTTGGTCCTAGTACACCGTCTGGTGTTAGACCGTTAGCTTTCTGAAAAGCCATAATTTGATCTTTAGTCATAGCAGGAGCAGCATTTGGTTTAGCCTGTGCTACTGCAGGTTGTGCTGTTGCATCTTTTGCCACAGCTGCCGCAATCTCATCTTCTCCTGGCATGTAACTACCAGTACGTTGTTTGTCACGTAGTGCTTGAGCACCTGCAATACCTATACTGGCAGCAGTGCCAACGCCTGGTATTAGACTAGCTGCACCACCTAGTGCTGATAATCCAGCGCCTGCCCAATCACCTTGTTTAGCACGACCGTAGGCATCATATGCACCTAAGGCAGCACCAACACCTGGGATGAATCTTCCAATGCCTTTGCTTGCTGCTGCCGCCGGAGCAGCAACCGCAGCTTCGTTTAGAATCTCCTGAGATTCTAAAGAACGAATAGCGGCAAGTGATTCGGCAATCGAATCTTTCATATTAGTATTTGATGCTTTTAATGATAGTTAAAATCTGATCATCGCCGTAGCTAACAGTTTCTTTTACAGGATACTTATTTCCATCAACTTCAAATTCATCAGCACCCGAGTCTTTAGCAGCATCAAGCGCACCGCTAAAGGCATTGCCTTCGTTAGGATCTTCTTTAACACCTTGCTTGGCCATGTTTGGATTACCAACGGCAGCGCCACCGCCTGTATTGGCAAAGCCTGTTGATGGTTTAGTAGCTGCGCCTGTTGGTGCAGGAGCAATTTGTGTAGGTTTTGCAGGAGCAGCTGGTGCAGGAGCAGAACCGCTAACACCGCCTGTCTTTTCTAACTTGTCCATTAGGGCTTTAAACTTTTCACGAGTAGCTGCAACTGCTGGATCTACGGCTGCCGGAGCAGCTGGTGCTGCCGCCTGCCCTGCAGTATTTGCTCCTGCTTCTTGATCCATTCTATTAGCAATTCGATCAGCTTGTGCCGCTGCGTCAGGTGCTTGATTTTGCGTTCCTACTAACTCTGGAGCAACAGCTGGCTTAGTGGCTGCGCCTCCTGGTGCAGTTGCTACTGTGTCTTTAAATCCTAACTGCTTGGCAATTTTTTGATCTTCTGGGTCAGTGAAATAACTTACTGGTACAGCATCTTTGCCTAGTGCTCTAGCTACAATGTACGGATCTTGTGGATTAGCCTGTCCCATTTTTGCCTGTTGCTCAGGAGTAAGTCCGGCTTCGTCTAGAGTATCTTCTTCTAGTTCATAACCAAATTCTTCAACTAGACCACGTGCAATTGAACTTGTAAAAACAGGGTCTGCAGATTTACGAACAGGTACTGCAACTGATTCTGTAATAACTTTCTTTGTTTCTACAGATTCTGTAACGATCTGTTTTGTATTGATTGCTTCCAACTTCTGCATTAATGCTTTTAAGTCCATTTTGTTCCCCAAATAATCTATAATATATTTATGCTCACTTAGCAGTCTACGGTAGCGAATCGCTTTCTGCGGGCAGCAGCCTCCCCACACTTAAAAACGCAAAGGTCCTAAGGTAGTGTGTTCTTATTCTTTAGAAGTAGCCCTTAGCTGCCAGCTGTGTTTGCGATGTGCATCCATACGAGCTGCTATAAAGTCACTTAATCCGTGTTCGCCTGCTTGTTCAGAAAGATCAAATACTATCTTCAACAATTTAACCATTTTATCGCTATCTTGCAGTAATTCTGCAATCATAGCTCTATCTTCTAACATGTTTAATTCATCTTCAACTTGTGTTAGCATTGAAAAGCGTTGGAAACTAGCAGGTGTGTATGATCCTAACTTGCGAATATTTTCTGCAAAGTCGTCAATTGCACCATACACTTCTTCATAGACTGTGGCAAACAACATGTGTAGTTGTGGAAACAATGGTCCTTCTACATTCCAATGAAAGTTTTGTGCTTTGATAGCAAATGCATATTCACTAGCAAATGCAATCTTCATTGCTTTTTTGAGTTCGTCCATTACTTCTTACCTGCTTTCTTTTTTGCAATAGCAATAGCTGCCTGTTGAGCAGGATTAACTGCTTCTTTAGGCACACAGTTAGGCACAGTCTTGCCACCTTTTTTCTTTGTACCTACCATCTTATGGCTGTCCCAGCAAGGATCGCTATCTTCTGCTATGCCTTCTTGAGCTGGTGCATCTAATAGCACAAACATCTTGTTGCCCATGGTATAAACCTTAGCACTAACAACTTTGTCACTACGTGCTATTCTTGGTCTAATACTTTTGTCACCAAACACCATTACGTCGTATGTTTCCCCACCGTATTCAACAGTTGCACCACCTGGCTTTAGATTGCTAGGTGTAGGTTCTGCTGCTGGAGGATTAGGTTTGCCTGTTAGGCGATTGATACTTGGATCAGGTAGTGATCCGTCTGCATTAGGAACAATGCGTTCAATAACACGTTCTGCTAATTGACGAGCACGTTCGTTAGGACGTTCTGCAGCTTCTTTTAATTCTTGCTCTACTGCTTTAAAGTATTTGCCAATCATGCTAGGCTTTGCACCTTCTGCTACATTAAGTACTGGAGCAGTGATTGTTTTCTTTTCTGCATAATGCTGCATAGTCATAGCTTCTGCAGTAGTAGGTCGATTTAACGGACCTTTTCCCTCACTAATAATAGACAATAATCTGCTCATGCCAACTTGTTCACTAACTGGCGCAGTATCTTGATCGTTATACTTGTTGAGATCAGCTGGCGCAGCCGCAGGCACACTAGCGTCAGGTGCATTGTATTCAGCTTCAGCATCTATACCTTTAGCTTTTAATGCTGCTGCCATCTGTGCTAGTTTTTGTTTCATTGCAGCAGTTGATGTAGCAACTTCTGGACTAACATCTGTATAAGTGTTAGCGCCGCCTCTTAAAGAATCTGCACTATCTATCTGTGCTCTAAGTTGATTGTATGCTATTTGTTCTGGAGATTGTTGTGCAACAGGAGCACCTTCGGAAACTACACGAAGGAATTTTTTCATATCTGAAGAATTTACTTCAGCTTTGGCCTTAACGCCATCCAATGCCTGTAGTATTTTCTTCATGTCCATGATTTAACCTTGTTTTACACCACGTGGGCCGCGATCATCTTTAACACCACCAGCTTTCATCAATGCAGTGCGATCGCCATAGTTTTTGCGATCAACATCTTTGGCTGCTTGTTTAATAGGAGGAGTTTGCGACTTCTTCTCAACATGTTTTAATGGATCAAACTTGTCGCCTTCATACATGCCGCCACATTCTTTTAGACCGTGTACTGGACATGATTTACCTTTGGGTGTATGATTGCATTTACCTGCTGCTTCTTTAATTTTCTTAGCAGGAGTTTTTGTAGTTGTAGTTTTTACACCACCCTTACCGTCTTGGTCAACAACTGTGCTTGTACCGCTACGACTTGCTTTAGCATTTGCTAACTTCTCGTTACCGTAATGACTACCTTCTTTAACTTTCTTGTCCTTAACAGCCTTCTTCATTGGCTCTTTCTTGTCGCCATCTTTGTCCATGTCTAGAAAGTCTGGCTTTGCACCTTCATTAGTAGTTTTAACACCACCCTTCATGATAGTCTGCTTGCCTGGGTTAGCTTTACCCCATGCCTTACTGTCTTTCTCTTGTGCTTTGTCGTGTGCTTTGTCACCAGCTTTCTCTGCAGAAGATTTTGATTTAGCTTGTGATTTAGGTTCAGTATGCTCTTCGTCACTGAATCTGTTTGGATTTTCTTTATGCTTAGTAACACCTTTCTTAGAACGATCAATCTCACCACCAGTTGATGACTTTTCTTCGTCTAGTGCTTTCTCTTTCTTCTTCATATCATCTTTAGCTTTAACAGCCTGCTTCTTAGCTTCTGTCAGCTTCTGTGCAAATGCACGACGAATGCTTTCTGAATACATGTCGCTGTTTTCAATAGCACTACCGTACTCACTGATCTTCATTTCGTATTCCATGTAGTGATACACAGACGCAATGTAGTCAGCGGCTTTGGTAATCTTAGCCTGTACCCAACCTTCTAGCTCTTGGTCTTCGCCAATCATCTTGAACAGCTTAAAGCTGTATTGAGCACATTTAAATAGGTCAGCACGAGCCATTTTTGCTTCGTGATCTGCTGGGCGGTGAAAGTTATCTTGCATTTTGAGAATTCTCCAATATCGTTGTATTTATCGTTTTAAGCTGCCACCGGTGAGTAAATTGTTAGGCATATCTAATGCGTTCTTTACTGTACCGTCTTTATTCTTACCTGCTTTTCCTGCTTTGTTTTTGTAAACAGGTCCTACGCTAACATTAGCAGCACTAGTACCACCTGGCGTAGCATCTTCTTTAACTAGTATTTCTCTTATTTTCATAGTATTATTCCAAGTATTGCGGAAAGCGTTTGTTGAAATGACGCATGATAATACCTGCTTTAGTATTTGCTTCATTTTCTTCTGGGCTACCAGTTAGTCCACTGCGATCGTGCAATCTGTGTGTAGTATTTTGTTTATAGTGTACTAATTCGTGTGCTAGTGTTCTAAGTATATCTGCAGGATGACGATCTTTGAGAGCTAACTGTATTGAGTTGTTTTCCATATCATAGCCACCAAAGCTAGGTTGATCACCTGTCTCTATAGTTTTATGAACGCTGATTCTTGGCAGTTTGTCTAGTTTTAGCAACTTCATTACAAATGGCAGAAAGTCTTCTAGTGCATCCATAGTACTAGGATGAATAACAGCTTCGTTAAGTGACTTCTTCTTACCAGCTTTCATATTAGCAAGCCAATGTGCTAACTGGCCCTTACGTCCACCTTGTTTAGCAGTCTTACGTAAACTACTTACTGATGCTTTAGTATTGATACCGTGACGTTTACTGTCGCCTTTGTCTTGTGGGTTCTTTCCATCAGCAAAGTTTTCATTCTCAATGCTTTCACCACCACCCCCGTCCCCTCCACCTTCTCCGCTGTAGCCAGCATAGTATCCATAGCCGCCGTAGGGACCTGGACCGTATGCCGCTGGCATACCTGAAGTACGCCGAGCTTTACGTCTGCGCTTCTTAGCCTCTCCTACATTGTATGTAGGATCAGTCTTTTGACGAGGCATACCTTTAGGTTGATTAGGATCTAATGGATCAATATCAGTAGTGGTAAGACCTGTCTTTTTTAATGCATCGATATATTTGTGTTCTTCTTCTTCGCTGCCAAAGGAGAATATAGTGCTAGGAGGCCCTTGACCAAAGTCGTGTTGGCCTAGCCCTTTCATATTACTAATATGCTGACCCAACTTATACCAATCATAGACATCATCAACATCTACCTTAACAGTACCTGCAGGCATTGTAGGTTTAGTCTCCGGCCCAGGTGGTGGATCGTTTGGATGGTAATCCTCTTGACCTACTCGCTGCATTAATTCTCTTAAAAACATATTAACTTTCAAACACGTCTAGTGCATCGTTCCAATGTTTAATACGATCTTCTAAACCAATAGTGCCACCATTGATGCGTTTACTTAACAATACAATATCACCTTGATCGCAAATAGCATTTAGTTGATTCTTGTACCAAAACCAGCAGGCTGTGATAATAGCATACTCTGGTGTGCGTACTAGATCCGGATCGTTAGCTAGTGTGTCGTCACCAAATAGATCACGCGAGCATTGTGTATAGTTTGCACGACCTGTTAACTGTAGTATACCACGACCACGGAACTTGTATCCATCACCTGATGCTTCTGGACCATTGCCCATACGTCCACCGTAGACACGATTGGCAATCATCTCTGCCTTTTTGGCATATTGATTTGCAATAGCATCATCCGGGAAATACTTTCCAAATATACCACGTAGGCCTTTTGCACTATAGTTTAAATTTTCTTGTAAAATAGTAAAGTCTGCACTTTCATGCTGACCTTGTGCTACAAATCCTGCAACACGAGCTGCAGTGGTAATACCAAACTTTGGCAAGTAGGTGTTCATAGCATTGAACCAGAATGCTGGTTCTTTGTTCTTGTGTAGTAGGTGTGCTACTTTTTCTTGTGTAAAATCAAACTCAAAACTCATCTTAATCTCCAATAGGCTTTTCGCCAGTCATATAAGGTAGACTAAACCATAACTTAAACCATTCAGGTGTTCCTGATTTAATATTGTGCTGTTTCATCAACTGGCCTTTCTCATTGCCAGTAACGCTGATATTACTGCCTTCATTAATGTCATAAGGCTGCAGACCTTTATAACTATTAACACCAGCTAGGCGTTTTAACTGTGCAATTTCATCCATTACGCTAACCTAAATGCCTTCAAATTCTTCTTTGGCGTATTCTTATTTACATCAACAGTAGTATTCTGTTTTGTGATAATGCCAACGCCTGCTGACTCTAACGCCTTTTCACGTTGTAGTCTATCCCAAGCATTTTCAGCTACACTTTTCTGTCCATACTTTTTTAACTCTGCTTGTAATGCTTGTAGTTTGTTAGGACTACGAGCAATAGCATTACGTATATCTCCAGCAATCTTTTTTGGTAATTTGCTTAATACATCGTTAACAATATCTTCTACTTGACTACGTTGTTGCCCTATGGCTGGATTCTTAGGAGATTTAGCTACCACAGGCTCGTCATACTCATCTTCTAATTCTAAGTTGGCAATATATTCTTCATAGGCTGCTTTATTTTGCATCCAGCGATTGGCATTCTTTGTCAGTTGTGGAGCATTAAGATGTTGACCTAATTTGGCCAGTATTCTAGGAAGTTCATTGGCAATGTTGCCAAATGATCTTTTCATTTCTAACTCGCCATCAGCTTCAACTCCACGCAGGAATTGTTGCAACTCAACAGTTCTACGAGTGTTATACTTACATAGGTCATAGAGCTCATTCTGTAGTCTACCTACATACATGCTCTGTACCCAGCGACCACCAATGCCAGCTGCTACCATTCTAAATCCACGATCTAGTTCACCGTGATTTTCCATATACTTCTTGGCCTGAAACTTCATTGTGTCGTAGACATTAGTAATTGGTTCACCTATGTCATTGATAACAGCTCTTAGGGTGCTTTCAATACTAGTGCCTTCAGCTATATCTTTCTCTGGTTTCTTTACCTTCTGCTGGTCTTTCCAAAATTCTTCAGGATGTCTATAAGTTTTACTTTGTGGCCCTGCCTGTGATGCTTTGCGTACAGCATTATAATCTAATTTTTTTGGAACTACTGCTTGCGGCTTTTTAGCTAAGAATCCCAATAAGGATTCGTCTGTTGCTGGTTCTTTAACTTTTTTCTTGGCTACTTTTGCCGCAGCCTTTTCAGCATGTGGCATTAGGTAATGTTTTACCACATCAAAGAACGGGTGACCTGCAACTAGTGTGTTAGGGTCAACACCTGCTGCTTGACCAAACAAATCTCTATCGTCAGCTGCTACTGCGTTACGTAGAGCGGTTGCTGAACTTAGACGAGGTGTAGTCTGTTGTTGAATCGTACCAAACTCATAGTAGCCATGAGTGCCTTCTTTTCCATTGTATTGTACAAGAGTCTTAGTGACCCAGTCTTCGTCAGTATAAACATTTAACACAATGTTACCGTGCT